CTCCGTTTGAAGGATTTACTTGAACAATTCTTCTACCTGTTCCTATTAAAAACCAACTTAAAGTTTGTAAGTCTTCTTGAATATCTTCATTAAAACTTGTGTTTAATTGATTTTGTAAAGTTTCTAATGCTTGATTAATTTGTCTAAAGTTATTAACCGTATAAGGTTCTTGTGGTTCTGGTATTACTATATTAATTTTTGCCATTATAATAAATCGCTAATGTAATCTTTTCCTTTAATAGATATAAATCCGCCTTCTTGTTTGCTCTTCTTAATTGAATCTATGTAATTACGATACACATTTACAACGGATGCCTTACCCATTACACCAGCTCTTTGTTCCATCGCTACCGCTGCTTGTATTTTATGTGATTGTTTACGACCGCTGTTTTTAATTTTTACTACACTTTTTCTAGCATCTGTTTCAGTTGCAAACTTTAAACCTTTAATTGTTCCTTTTGGATTTTCGTCTGTATATAAATCAGAATGTTTTTTTGATCCTACAGGTTGTCCTGGTTTTCTTGGAATTCTAGCTTCTCCACCTTCTGCTGCTGCCCTTACACAATTAGCAACTAATTTATTACCTTTCTTCTTCATACCTTTTTGCTCAAATCCTCTCCAACAAGTTCCTCTAGCCATTATGTTTGTGGTCCACTTCCGCCCCTACCGTCAGGTTGTATATCAAGTCTAAATACTCCATAACGCCAGTTATCGTTTAATGCATCGTTTTCAATTTTAATAGCTGCAAGTCTTCCTCGCGCGCGCGTATCTATTTTATCTGTAGTTGAAGATATTGTAAATGGGCCAACGGTTGTTTGTCCTAAAGCCGTTGTTGAATCTGCGGGATAAGCTTTAAAGAACAATGTTACTTTTGCATTACCTTCTAAATATTTAAAGTCAGGTATAAATCTTTTAATTTTAATAAAGAATTCACCGTCTCCTTCTATATCAAGATCAAAGTCTCCTGATCTTATAAATGAAGATATAACAACGCTTGTTGTATTATTACTTGTTAAATTTAATACTTCATTAACTCCAACTTCATGTGCAAAAACATAACTGCCCCCATTACTTATACCATTAATAGTTGGAGAGGTTGGTGTTTTTGTTGAATCAAATTTTGTAGCTGTTGGTGTTGGAAGAACGTGTGCATCCTCATAAGTTGTTCTTGCAAGTGTGCCTGTAGACCAAGCTTGTTCTACATAGTTATATGTAACTACTCTATCTATTTGTGTAGAAACTGCCTTTGGATAGAACCAATTAATTTCATTGTATAAACTATTGTGTCCCGCAAATACCATTTCACCATTTGTAAAATTAACTCCTAAACTATCTCCTTGTGTTGTAAATATAAAATCATCCACTGTACAAGGTAATGTTTTAACTGTACCATCAAATATAAAGAAGTTACCAGAATCGCCCATCCAATAAACCGCACCATCTACGAATACTGCTGCATGTTGTCCAATACATCCACAGTTAGATCCGACTTGTCTAATTGAGAATGTAAATGGAGGCCCTACAAACTGCATTGTATAGGCTGCTTCATCTGTTAAAACTAACATATAATCTTTACCTTTAACAGCAGCTACAATTCTACTACCGTTATCTAATCTAAATGTACCTGCAGTGTTAGTAGAAGTTGGTTCATAAATTTCTATATCTTCTTGATCTGAAAATCTAATAAACATTGGATCTTGAGTTGCAACGTTTCCAATAGTAGTTTCTGTTCCAAAATGAATTAAATGTCTGTCTCTGTCCGATACTCTTGTTAAAACTGAAGCTGTAGGATTACCTGCTATAATAGTTGCACGTGTACCTACTCCTGTTCCTGCATTAGGATCCCATTCAAATGTTGAACCATTTTTAATAGTTGCTATTAATATCTCTCCAAAGTTATCCAAAGACCATGAACCAGCATCCACTTGTGTATTAGATACTGATCTTGGAGTTCCCCAAAAAGCTAAACCCCATGTTCCTGCTCCCCAACCATAACCAAATGTAGAAGCAATAGGTCCTACTGTAACGTAAGGGTTTGTAATAATACTTCCACCTGTTGTAACTCCTGTTCCTGTTTCTGTAACAGGCATAGTAATTGTAAATGTATTTGCAGTTGGTACTGTTTTAACTTCAAATGAATTAGTTTCAAAGTTAGCTGTTGTAAAACTTGTTGTAGTTGGTCCTGGTGTTGTTACACTTGAGAAATTAACTAAATCTCCAACTAATAAATTATGTGCATTTTTATTAATTGTAACTGTTGTAGAACTTGTAGTTGATGTATAAGTACAACTTGTTAATGCTGTTTTAAGTGGTGTAATATCATAAAATACTTCATCAAAAAGAACATATAAAACTTTATTTGTTCCAATGACCACATAACGTCTACCGGTTAAATCAAAATAAGAATGTATGTCTCTAGCTGCTCCTACTAGTATAGATGAATTAATTTGTTCCCAACCACCTATTTTTTCAGGTGATCCGTATTGAAAACGTACATTATCTCCATCAATCCAGCGTCCTTCTGCTTGAGAAGCAGTATCATTCTTATCAAAGCCTGGAGGTAAAGGTATCTTTTTTAATGGCATATTTATGCCTAGTATAGCATTAATTAAGTATAGCTAAAAGATTAACCTATTTTGTTTATATTGATTTATTTTAATAGTAAATTAAACGCAAAAGTTATTCTTTTTTCTTGATTTCTATTAAGTGTACCATGAGTAAGATAAGAAGGAAAAAGAACTATATCTCCATCTTCAACTAATGGAAACCAATTATCAACATAAAAAAAATGTAATTTAGACTCTGAATTAGTTTGAAAATTTTGAAACTTATGTAATTTATCTGGTCTATAAAAAACAGTTGGAGAAGAGTTTTTGTAATAATATATACCAGACCAATAAGGCTGCTTATCATACAAAGTTGAAAGATGATCGTGTGCTTCTTGACCTTGATTATTTGTATATAAATTATACCAAATATTACTAATTATATATTTTGTGGGCAAATTTATTTCTTCAAAAACAATATCTATATTTTTTTTAATATCTTTTTTTAAATTATTTAATTCTTTTTTATTAATTACAATATCTTTATTAGAAATATTAGGGAAAGATGTGTGTAGAGGTAAAACCCATGTTTCTGGTTTTTTTACTTCTTGTGTTATTTTCGTAAAATTAAAGTTATGTTTTAAGTGATCTTTAAATTTAAAATGAATTATAGGTGTTGGAAATATTCCATGTATTTTACAATTTTTAAACATATTAAAAATAATTTAAATTTAAAACAATTCTATATTCTTCATCTGTGCAAGTGCTTCCAGTATGTTCCAAATTTGAATCAAAATATACTAATTTATTTTCTTCACTTTTACAAATTTTTTTATTCTTAAATTTAGTATAACCATTATTTGTATTTATATAAAATATAGCAGTAGTATTATTATAATCAAAATCTGTATGGTAGCCGTGTTCAATGATTTTACTATTTTTACATATTAAATTAGCTTTTATTCTTATTAATGATTTTATTTTTAATTTTTCTAAAATAGGAACTATTAAATTAAAATAAGGAGAATTAACATATAATTTTGGTGCATAAAATGTATGACAAAATTGAGTATGATTATCTTTTGGAGTAACTACTCCATCTTGAAGGTACCATGGAAAAAATTGATCAGTGATACCTAATTTAATTTTATTAAATTCTGTTTCTTTTAAAAAATTATTAATTATTTTCATTTATTTTTTAAACCAAGCAGGTAGTCCTAAATGAGGTCTATTATCAAAAATATTTTCTTTAGCTCTTTCTGTTTTTTCATTATTATAATGTAAAAAAACTTGAACACAATCTTCCCCTTCAAAAGGTTCTCTCCAATGTTCTAATTCGTTTCCTCTATAAACTAACATGTCTCCTGGATTTAAAATTACTTTTATTCCTTTTGTATTGTCGGATACATATTTACCATCAATAACTTTTCCATTTTTTGGATTAGGTTCTAAAAATATTGGCCAAATGTCTCCGCCTAAATTTAAAGTTGTAGATATTTCGCAACTAAATCTATCTTTGTGACGATGCAATATATCACCTTTTTTATAAATTCTAGCGTAAGAATAGTTTTCAATTAATTTTAAATTAGTTTCTTTTTCCATTACAGATTTAACTTTTAATAACAAAGTTTCCATAGCAATATCTGAATAATGAGAATATGTGTTTGGAACTTGTTCATCTGTCCATATTCCTAACATAGTCTCAAATGGTGAAATATATTTAGATTCAAATAAAGTTTTTGCTACTTGTCTTTTAATTAAAAAATAATTAAACAAGAATTGTGATAAATCTTTTGAGATTGCTTTCTTTATCACTGTATATTTATTTCTTTTAAAATTCATTTTCCTTTACTAACATAAAAAATAATTAAAGTAAATTATTTGAAGGGTCTCCCCAAATTCCATATAACTAACGAATATCTAGTTCCTTCTATTACTGGTTTTACTCGATGCCACATAAAACTAGGAAAAACTATAACAGATCCTAATGGAATTTTTTCAGCACATTTTTTAAAAATAGGTTTTTTAGGAGAATCAAAAGTAGCAAATTCTAAATCACCTCCTACATAATCTTCTGGATTAGACAAACAACATGTTACAGATAACTTTCTAATTTTTCCATTAAAATTATTATTAGAATGATTTTTATAAGGTTCATTCCATGAATCACAATGCCAATCATAGTATTGATTTAATTTATATTTTGTAAACTGGCATGATTCAGAATAATCCCATTCAAAATTCCAATCTGCATTTGTATTGGCCATATGAACATAAGGATGTATTTCTTTATATATCCAAGAATCATTGAGCCATGCAATATTTGAATCTCTTTTCTTTTTTAAATCTTTTTCTTCTTTTTTAGTTAAATTTTTAGGATCTTTTAAATTAAATCCACCTGTTAATGCTAACTGTTCTTCTTGCATTCCTCCATATCTTATAACTTCATTACAAAATCTCGGTGTTAAAACAGATTCAAAATACCAAAAATTGTTTTTTAAATTCATAAAATAAAAAATGTGCTTATTAAAGTTATTCTAAATTTATCTTTATTATTTGAAGTTAAATAATAATTTAAATCACTATTAAATACAACTAATTTACCTATTTCTATAGGTATTTCTATTTCTTTTATTTGATTATTAAATGAAGGACATTCAATAATTATTTTTCCATCATCTCCATAAGGAAAATATAACATAGTATACATTGGAGAATGTTCTAAGTTATTAATATCTATGTGATTTCTTTTTACACTAGATTCGTTAATAAATTGTATTTGTGCAAAAGTTTCTTTAAGAACAAAATTAAAACCATAATGTAATAAGACATGGTCTCTTACATAATCACAAACCCATATTATATGTTGTGTACTAAAAATCTTTATATCTTTAAATTTATTTTCTTTAATAGAAAGAAAATCATTTAATATTGAATTTGATATTATTTTATTATCAACAAAAGATATCTCAGGTAATTTATCTTGAAAGATAGATCTTTCTAAAAAAGTATTTTTTATCATTAAAAATTATATATAAAGATATATAATAATTTAATTAAATTATCAACTATTTTTTAATATTTTTCCCAAGAAAGATTTGTTTCATTCCACATATATCTATCTTCCAAATTTTCACTTGGTTTTGAAATAGGGGCATGCCAGATACATTTTTCTTCATCTAAAATCCATGATGGGTAATTTTTAGCAGGTATAAAAGCATCTCTATTTTCATCATAAGTGTATCCAACTGCAGGATAATTTTTTCTAAATACTTTTGATTGATCCCCTAAAGAACCATCTGAATTATGATATTTTCCAGCTATTGTATTGAAAGAACATTTTTTCCAAGAAGCCCATCCATGTATATTTTGAAGAAATAAAATACCAATAGATTCATCTTCTATTCCTTGTTCATTTTTATTATCAATATCATTTATACGATTAACCGATAAAACTTTTCCATTAATATCTAATTTTGCGTAATGTGCCATATTATTTAAATTTGTATCTAATTGCTACAAAACCAGATCCTCCAGACCCACCTGTTCCAGGAGCATCTGTAGCTGATCCACCACCACCTCCAGTACTTGCAGTCCCAGCATCTCCTGGTCCTCTATTTGCAGTATTTCTAGCTGCTCCACCACCCCCTGCTCCTCCAGTTCCTCCTGCCCCTGGTGATTGGTTAGGCCATACTCCACCTCCACCACCTCCAGCAAAATATCTTGTACTTCCTACTGGTCCACCTGTTCCATAGCTAGGTGCTGTTGGTCCAAAAAAAGTATCTGGTATATTTGCACCAGTTCCTCCAGGTCCCCCGTCTCCAGCTGTTTCGTCATTCCCTACGGCTCCACCTCCACCGCCGCCTCCGCCGCCAAATAAAAATCCACCTTTTCCACCATCATTTCCTTGTGGTGGACTAACTGGTGGAGTATTTCCTGTTCCTGGATTTCCAAAAAGTGGGGCGGGAGAATTTGCTCCTCCACCTCCAGAACCTCCTGGTGCAAAAAAAGTTACAGGTCCAGGAGAACCTGGTGCAGATAATGTTCCTACACCTCCTCCTCCACCTGTTGATGTTATTGTAGAAAAAACTGAAGGACTTCCTCTAAGACCTGAACGTTCATCTCCCACAGGCTGACCCGATACAGCTCCTGCTCCAACTGTTACAGGATATGCTGTTGCAGTAACTGCTAATCCTCCAGTAAGAGGACTTGGAAAATTACTTCTATATCCTCCTGCGGCTCCTCCACCGCCTACTCTGGCTGTTCCAGAACCTCCTCCAGCTACAACTAAATATTCAACTGTTTGAGATCCAGGCGCTTTAGTAACTGTAAAAGTATCATCCCCTGTAAATATATGTGTTTTAAAATCACCACTTGTTAAAACGGTTCCACCAGTAGCTTCTATAAAAGTTTGACCTACTGTAAAACCAAATCCTTTTGCTGATCCAGCTCCGCGTGTTGATTGTAAAGGCATTACAAAATCTCCTTAATTAAATTGAGTTTGTGACGCTAAAATTGTATATGCTGGGGTTGTTGCTGTTTTAATTGCAGTGAATGAATAAACATCTATTCCTGAATTACCTGATGTTGGTGCAGAACCACCTTGATATTCAAGCGTAACGTTTGTTGATGAACCATCAATCGTTATTGTTGAAACGAAAAAAGTAGTATTAGTATTTAAAAAAGCACCTGTTACAGATTCGCCAACAGATAACATGTTAGTTAAAGATGTAGAAGAACTACCTCTTAAATTTATTGTAAATTGACCCGTTGCCGTTGTTGTATGATAAAGAACAGCTTGAGTTAAAAAATCAAAGTTTGTAGCTCCAGTTGTTGCTACTGCTGTTACAGTTACTTTTTCTTTAATTGCTTGAATTTTACCAGTACCATTAAATGTTACTGCACCTGTTCCTTTTGGTGTTAAATTAATACCAACATCAGCATCACTACCTGATGCTGTAACGTTTGGATTATTTCCTGTTGCAGCATTAGCTACAGTTAATTCATTAACTGCTGATGCTGTTGTTGTAAATATAATTTCTTCATTACCATTAGTGTCATCAATAATATTAATTATAGGATCATTAATAGTTGGTGTAGTTAAAGTTTTATTAGTTAATGTTTGAGGGGCTGTAAGATTTACTAATGCTAAATCTACTACATTTGTTCCATTTAAATAAACTAATTTAGTTGTTTTATCAGTTGCGCCAAATATTACTGAAGCTCCACCTACTTGATTTAAAGCAAGGGTAAATGCACCTGATGTTGCGTTTTCTAAAGTATAAGTTTTTTCAATTCCTGAAGCTACAAAAATTGTACAGTTTGCAGTAATAGTTCCTGTAAATCTTAAAACAGCGTTTCTAGCTGGTGAAATTGTAGCATCAGTCATTAATAAAGTTGTATTAGTAGATGTGATAGCTATGTTTTCAAAACCAACAATGGCTTGTTGTACTAGGTCTAAATTTGTATTTGTTTTTGTTCCCCATGTACCCGAGTTTTCACCCGTGGCCATAAGTTCTATTTTTAAATCTGTAGAAAATGTTGATGCCATAAAAATCCTTTATAAATTAT